TTATTTGTTTTCTTACGATATTCAAACACCTGTTCATTTGTTGTCTTTACTTCAACAACAACTTCTTCGTCTTGCCATTTAACAAGACCATCGACCTTACCATAAATCGGAGGATCTGATTCACGCAAATCAAACTCTGTATCAATAAGAATTCCAGAGCCTGCAAATGCTTTTCCAAGAATACGATCATGAGAGATAATACCATTGGTCATATTTGCTACATCATATGGAGTGTTGTTGTCTTCAAAGTTTGCACCTTGAAATGCTAGGTACCAGTACCTTGGACATTCTCCATGGCCATATGCAATTGTAGAAGGACTAAAAGATTTTTTAGTTTGAAACTTTGTACCACGATCTGCTAGGTAGCCGTTCTGAATAGTCTCAACAAACTTCTCTGTCTCAAATGTATCGTTTTCTGTTGTAGGCTTAAGCATAATCTGTTTTAATAAATTTTTTGTCATTATATTCCCTTGTTTATATAAGTATAGCAGGTTAGCGCATTATGTACTTAAGTGCCGATACTAAATCATTGATTGCTTCTGCTGCTGTATAGTAAATGTTTTTCTTTGCTCTGTCGCTCTTATCTACATTAGTTAGCCAAGTAGCCTTAAATGACATTTTTGCTGCAATAGCCTGTAGCCTTACAATTTCAAGGCTTGCTACATGAGGAGGGATATCTGGTTTAATAATTAACTTAGCAATCATTGTAAGGGCAATAGTTAATTCTTCGTCTTTCATATAGTCTGCAATTTCTGCTAGTCCATTAACCATATCAATGGTTGTCTTTTCTTGTTCATTCTGCTGTGTCATTTTTATACCCTTCTGTTAACTGCTCAAGCATTTCTACTTCTATTACCGCCAGCCTTACCTTGGCATTTCCCTCACCAAGCACCAGGAATATTGCTGGATCGTTTCCATTTCTAACAGCATCTGTTACTGCTTTTGCCCAAATGTCTTTGTTTACTGTGATACCTTTTGGATATTCCTTAAAATCAACTGTAAAATTTCTCCAAGTTGCATCACCTTTGTGTGTATTACGACCAGAGTTTTTGTGCTGCTTAGCACCAATTCTCTTGCTCTCTGATCTTTCACTCATCTTCAAAATCCTTTTTCTTTTTTTTCTTTGCAAGCAATGCAACTCTTGATATGTGTTTTCTAGAACACATCCATGTAACATCTCCTGTTTCATACCAAAATCTTGCAGCAGTTAAATCTTCTTTGCATTTTTGGCAAATAAATTTACCAGGAACTGGAAGGAATTTTTCTTCAGCCATTTGCCAACTTTGATCTAAGGCTATCCTGTAGATCTAGGTCTTCCTTTACTCTGTTAATAAATCCTTCTCTGCCTTGAACCTTTGTGCCATCTTCAAGTTGATACCAAGCACCAGTGCGGGTAACGAGACCAGCGAGTTCTGCAGTATCCACAAGATCACCAATAGTGTCAATACCAACTTCATCTCCTCTAAAATAAAAATCATACTCACCAGACTGAAATCCAGGTGAAGTCTTTGAGAATTGCAGTTCCCATCTTACCTTTCTTCCAATCTTTTCTTCAATTAGTTTGTCTCCGACTTTAATCTTGCCCTTGATGGCTTGATTGTCTGACTCTGAAGAAAACAGTTTAATAACTGTAGATGAGTAAAACTTAGTAGCCTGACCGCCAGTAGGTTGCTGGCTTGTATACATAGCGCTAATATTATTACGTGATTGTGAAATTAAAACAAATAGTGTTGGCTTAACCTTATTGTTTGCATAATTAATCATCTTCCATGCATTTGAAAAGTCACGAGACTCAGCACCAATTTGCTTTGTATTTTCTAATTGCTTTAATTCATCTGAATCTTTTTCAAAATAGATTGCTGGTAGAAGTGACGTAATACTATCTACAACAACCATGTCTACACCAGCATTCATTAGACTAGTTCCAATATCTACCATTTCATTAATAGTCCTGCATTGTGAAACAATTAGTTTTGATGTGTCTACTCCAAGACTTTCTGCCCACTTCTTGTCATATGACATCTCAGCATCAATCCAAGCACAGATCTTTCCTTCTTTTTGTGCAAGACCAATCATCTGTAGGCACAAAGAAGACTTTGCAGAAGACTTTGATCCCCAGATAAGAACCTGACGACCATATGGTAGACCACCATTTAAAGCCTTATTAAGACCAAAACTAGGAGTTGCTGCGTACTGTGTTGCTGGAATTGTGTCTCCAGCCATTACAGTCTTGCGTAGTTTTGGATTTAGTTGTGCTAAAACATCTTCTACTGTAACTACCATTAAAATCTTACCCCATGCTTCTTTGGTCTATTAGAGTTCTTTTCCATTTTTTCTTTAATTGCTGTATCTAAAGATTTAGTCATGTATCCTGCTTCTACCATTCCTGCGTATAAGTCTAGGGTGCGAATAATAATATCTGCAAACTCATCTGATAGTTGGCCTGGATCCATCTCTTTTCTAAGTGCTTCCATAGCCTCAACAACCTCAGAGACAATCATCATCATTTGTTTAGTAACAAATATTTCATCTGCTGTACGATCCCAGAAGCCTTTTTCTACTGCATTCTTGTGTATCTTTACTGCTAAATCATCAAACATTTTCCACCTCATCCATTATAACAGTGCCATCCTTTGTCTTTCCAAACTTAAACTTGTAAACATTTCCTGCTTCAATTGTCATGTATGCTCTAGCAAATGATGTTGGAAATACAGTAATTGCATGTAGTTCTCTACCAGAATCTGCTAAGGTTAGTGAAGCCATCTTCTTTCCAGTCTTTGTAATTCTTGGTTTAAAAGATACAACAAAGTGCTCACCTTCTTTAAATGGTAACATCTTATAGTTTAAGAACTTAACAAGTGCATCTTTGGACTCTTTGACTTCATCTGCTGGAACCGCAGACACGATTCTATTATCATTAACTAAAGCAATATACGTTCTTCCAGCCTCAATGGTTGTATTCTCATCATCAAAAATACCAACAGATCCAGTTTTATCTAACAACTCTACCCTTGACCAGCCTTTGCTTCTCTTAATAGATTTTATCATACCCATAAGAATAAAGGCTCCCTTTTCTTCATATTCTTCAACATCATTTAAATATGCATAGTAATGTTGTGGGATAGATGTATTAAACTCGGGTAGGTTTAAATACTCATATAGGTTTTCTTTTACTTCATTTGCATTAGCAGGATTATCTGTAAATGTTAATGCTCCTACCGCCCTCATTGCATTAAGTGCACGAGTGTTTACTCCATTGCCCTTTGTAAAAGTAAAGTCTTCTACTTCTTTGTATGTTTTAAAAGGACGGGCCTGGATATATCTTTCAGCGATAGTATCAGAAATAAACTTGATAGCAGATAGGCCAAAACGAATACCCTTTCCTTCAATCTTGAAGTCTTTGTCTGAATCATTAATATGAGGCAACTTAACTGGTATGCCCATTCTTTTAGCCTCAATTAAATACTCTGTTCTAGTATCTTTATCTTTTTCATTTTTAAGCAATGCAAACATAAACTCTAGAGGATAGTGATACTTTAACCACGCCGTCCAATACGAGAGCGTAGAGTAAGCAACCGCATGAGACTTGTTGAACGAGTATCCCGCATGTGCTTCAAAGTCATGCCATAAATCAAGAGCCTGATTGGGAGCAATATAGGCAGAAGCACCTTTGATAAACCTGTCTTTGAACTCATCAAACTCTTTAGCATCCTTTTTCTTTCCAATGATCTTTCTAACTTTATCTGCTTCCGACATGGACATACCGCCAAGTTGTACGCATGTTTGCATAACTTGTTCTTGGTAAAGAATGCAGCCATAGGTATCCTCCGTAAATTCTTTTAATATTGTATGAGTATAGTCGATGTTTTGACGACCATGCTTACGTGCAATATAATCTTTTCCAATAGTGTTCATGGCACCAGGACGAACTAAAGCATTTGATGCAGCCAGTTCTGATAGATTTTTAACACCCATCTTAATTAGGAGATTTGTATATGGTGCTGCTTCACACTGAAAGATACCTTTTGTGTACCCGTCAGAAAGCATTTGATAAACATTCTTATCATCCATGTCTATCTCTAGCAGGTTAATCTTTTTCTTATCTCTTTCTTCAATCATGTCAAGAGTGTCTTTAAGAACACTGAGAGTTTTTAGTCCAAGAGCATCAATCTTGATTAAACCAATCTTCTCTGCTTCTTCCATGTCTACCGCAACCACGGGAATGCGAACATCACTGCCAGTAACAGAGCGTGTTTCTAGTGGAGCATACTTAAAGATTGGATCTTTACTGGTAACTACACCAGCAGCGTGAATACCAGTTCCTCTAATGCGCCCACGCAATTGATCTCCATATACTTCTACTTCAGGATACTTCTCTCTAAACCATGCAGCATTTCTAGAACCACAGTAGTCGTCCCATGTATCAACTGTTTTTAAAACTTTGTTTACGTCAGGCAAAGGAATGTTTAGGGCTCTTGCAACATCTCTAACAACACCCTTATCTTTAAATTGAAGGAATGTAGCAATAGAGGCAACATGTCTGTACTGTCTAACTAGATAGTCTTTAACTTCATCTCGTCTTGAATCTTGAATGTCTGTATCAATATCAGGAAAGTCATTACGTTCTGGATTGATAAATCGGAAGAAAAGCAATCCATGTTTAATTGGATCAATATCTGTAATTCCAAGTGTATAGCAAAGCAATGAGCCAGCAGAAGATCCACGCCCTGGACCAACCATGATATCTTCTTTCTTTGCCCAGTTAAGCATGTTACGAACTACAAGAAAATATGGAGCAAAGTTTTTATTGTTAATGATAGTTAATTCTTCATCTAATCTGTCAAGGTAGTTTTGCTTGTCTGCCAAGCCACGTTCTTTAAGACCTTCTAGTGCAAGTTTCTTTAACTCTTCACCTGGCTTTGGATATTGAACTGGAAGAAGGTTTAAGCCTTCTTTAATGTCATAATCTTGTACCTTGTTGGCAATCTCTATTGTTGAAGTAAACATATCTTCACGATCAATACCCTGCTTTAGCATTGCATCTTTCATTTCTTCGTATGAAAGTAGATGAATATCAAACTTATTAAAACTCATCATTCTATTAGCACCATATAGGTAATCAAGTCTATCCATAAAGGATTCTTTTTTCTTTGACTTCTCATATGTTGCATCTTTTTCTAACTTAGCATGAGTATTGAGAATAAGCATTAACTCTTGAATTTCTTTCTGACTGGAGTCAGAGTGATGGCAGTCTGGTGTTACAACAATCTTAATCTTCATTGCATCGGCAAGTTCAATAATTCCTTTATTGATTTCTGCAGAGTTATGTGGCATTACCTCAATATAGTAGTCATCACCAAACTCATCTTTGAACCATTGCATATGTCTCTTTGCGGTTGCTAGTTCACCTAATTCTACCGCCTTGGCAATCCAACCACTAAGGCAGCCAGATGTAACTATTAGACCTTCTTTGTATTTCTTTAATACATCAAAATCAAATCTTGGCTTACTAAAGAAACCTTCAGTCCAAGCAATTTCATTAATCTTATTTAGGTTTTCTAAACCTGTTTGATTCTTAGCGAGAAGAACTATATGATGATAGTTTAAGTCAAGAGGATCAGTGCGTTCTGCCTTTGCTCTCTTGTCATTCATATCTCTTGTCATATAGCCTTCTACGCCAAGAATTGGTTTGATGCCCTTTGCTTTTGCAATACGGTGCAGTTCCCTATGCCCAGATAAAGAACCATGATCTGTGATAGCCAATGCTGGCATACCAAGTTCAACTGCTCGGTTAACGTATTCTTCTGGAGTAGCAACACCATCCATTAAGGAGTAGTGTGTATGGACATGCAAACCTACGTAATTCATCTATTACCAGTCGATATTCGTACTGGTTACAGATGGAGTATCAAATCCAAAGTAGAATGCTTCTTGCTCTGGATAAGGAACTTCACGGACAACCTTTTCTAGGTTGAAGAACTCATAGCCATCCCATTTGAATGGCTCAGAGTCAGGTATGCTTGGAATTAATGTGTAGTTGGTTTCAGTTCCCTGACCATTACGCTTTAACTTCCACTGTAGATTGGATACGCTTCCTGTTTCAAGTGCGTATTCACGAATTGTGTTGAATGCTGATTGCTTACTAATGCCCTGTGACCACACGGCGACATAGGCTTCTTCTGTTCCGTCATCAACAAGAACGTTTGTGTAGAAACGCAAACGTGCTCTCCAGCCAGATTTAGGCTCTTTACGAGCCATCTCACAGCCAAAGCAACGACCCTCAGACTCCTGAGTACATGCTGCTTTGCGCTTATAGTCCTTTGGATTTGTATGCTCTGAACACACAACTGCTAGACCACGATCTTCATTATAGTTTGCTGAGTCTGCATCTAACTCATTAACAAAACGAATCTTTGCTGCTTGTCCGTCTGCTAACTTAACCCAACGAACCTTTGTTCCTGTACCTTCGTATTTTGGCTTGTCGACTAGGGCGTTTATATTTTTTAATCCCTTTACAATAGTCATGTTTCTCCTTATATAAGTGTTTTATTATTTTAGCATAGAGTCAATAACATTGTCAAACTGGAACTCAAGAGTTCTAATTTCATCATCTGTCATATCGCCTATGTCTTTGTATTTTTTGTCTGGTCTAATAATCGTAACTAAGTTACCCATCTTTTCAGTAAGTTTCTCAGACATAATCATTCCAGCATCATCATTGTCTGCTACTAATACGACACCTGTAAAGTACCGTTTCAAAAGTTCAATCTGGCTTGATGAAACATTTGCCCCTAGGGTAGCAACCGCAGGGAAACCTACTTGATCTAATCTTATCGCATCAAAAGAAGATTCTACAACATAGACTATCTTTGATGCTTTTACTCTGTGAAGATTAAAAAGTATCTTGCTTTTTGGAAGTCCTGGAGTATTCTTAAACTCTTTGCCTTCAATTGTTCTTGCAACAAAACCGATAGACATTCCATCTGGAGATTGCATAGGAATAACAACTGAATCTTGTTTTTCAGAATAACCTAAATCAAATTTTATCACAGATTCTCTTGTAAGTCTACGACCTTCAAAATATGTCATTGCTCTTGGAGAATCTAATGCTTGTTTGTTTAGTCTTTTAATAAGCAACTCATCATACTGAACAAAGTCAGGAATTTGATGTAATGCTCTATTAATAACTGCTTCAATATCTGTTTCTGTTTCTTTGCTTTTTATAAATCTAACTGTTTCAAAATATGTTCTACTTGTCATATGCATAATTAACTCAACAAGACTTCTAGTTGTTTGACAACCAAAACAAAAGAATAATCCAGACTCTTTTGAAACTTCCCCTGCTGGAGTTCTATTATTATTATGATAAGGACAAAAAATTATATAATCAGTTCCATACTCAGCCTCAATGTCAATTCCTGCTCCAGTGAGCACTCTATGTATTTGCTGCGTTGTATATAACTCTTTAGCCATTTTTGTCTTCAAAGTCCTTATATCTGTAATAGCCCTTATCAAAGTCTGCTTGTACTAGGAAGTCTCCCATAAAACCATTACGGTTCTTTCTAAATGCACATTCAATAATATCACTATTGGTACCACGACCAAGTGCTAAAACCCAGTCAGCATCATATGCAATCTGTCTAGACCATGCAGTTTGACCCAATGTTGGAACTGTGCTTAAATCTTTTACATCATCAGGTGTTGCAGATGATATAGCCATAATGGGAACTTCTTCACTAATAGCCATAAGTTTAAGTTCTCGTGAAAGGTTCTTCATTCGTACCGTTTCATTATCTGACTTTTGATTTGGACTCATCAACTGCAAGTAGTCAACAATAACAAAGTCAGGCTTGTACTGATCAATCTTTCCACGAATAACTGAAGGAGTTACTTCTCCACCTTGATCATTTGAAATAATGTGAAAGTGTGGTTTTCCTTGAAGTTTGCTTTCGTGCCACTTCTTTAACATGTCAAGTTCAACATCTCCATTAGAAAGTTTTCTGTGTGACCAAAGACCTTCACCCATAATAGTAAAAGCACGATTTCTAACTTCTGTTTCTGACATTTCAAGACTGATGATTAGTGGAGTCTTACCCTGCTTCCATGCTTGTACAGCAAAGTACAAAGCAAGCCATGACTTTCCAATACCTGGATAAGCAAGAAACACACCAAGTTGTCCTGGCATAATTCCAGAAGGCAAGTAGTTATCAAATCCTGGAAGACCAGTTTTGATTCCAATATGACCTAGTTCTTGTTGCTTCTTTACATTTTCAAAATACGCAATCGCTGAATCAATGTCTGTAGCATCAATGTCACGAATTGCAGATGTATTTTTCTTTAACTCAGAAGTCTTCGTGATTAGTTCTTCTAGGGCTTTTGATCCTTCTCCCTGTTGAATCTCAGATGCAGCATTACGAATAATATCTTTTAGGCTGTCATTTAAGTATTCTGTTTGTAACTCATCAAGATGATGCTTGGTTGCCCCAATACCCTCTGCTGGTGTAAAGTCTCTAAACTTTTCAACAACCAAGGATGTTGGCGGAACAGTTCCATTTGCTTCAGAATAGTTTCTGATAAAGTTCCATACATCGTTATGCGTTCTAAGAAGATTTTCAACATTTGCTTGAAGGAGTACGTGTACCTGCTTATCTGATAAAACTGCAGTGATTAATTTTGCTTCTGTATTATTCACCCAGCCACTCCTTTGCTCTAGCCCTGCGCTCTGTTCGCTCTTTGTCATCTTGTTCTTTATCAAGTTTACCATTAAGAATTTTTTCTGCATTGTATGCAAAGAAATTCCAAGTAGGGTCTTGTGCAATACTAAAGTAATAATCTAATAAGTCATAGCAAGCAGGAAGTCCGTAGGATTCAACAAGTGCATCTGATGCCCACTGCTCAACGTTTAAATTGAGATTAGACTTTTGCTCGTATCTCTGCAAGTAAAGTTTATTGTAGCGACTGAGCAAAGCCATTCGGTCTTTGCGTTCAGCCACTTTACTCTGCTACGATCTCGGCTTTTGCTTCGTTTACTTTTTCAATTACCTTATTTTCAACGAATGCATAGACTCTGTCCATTGCTTCGTTTGTGGTTTCACCCTCACGAGTATAGTCAACAACACCAAGATCAACTCTTAGTGATTGAAAATTTCCTAGATTAAGCGTATATCCTAATGTTACATTTACCTTTGTTGGTTCATTTGTTACTACGTAATTACTATTTTCCATTATCCCGCCCATTTCTAAATTATATAGACTCATTCCACACTGGAATAAATCGTCCATCTTCTGTTCTCGTATAAACCAGTATACCATCGCCAGTTCTTCGTGTCAACTCCTGACTTGTAGGAGTCATGTTATTAGTTATTAAATTATCTTTTCTTGGTCTTCCAATATGTATACTTGCAAGTATATCACGTATCTCTTTTAGTTGCGATTCAGAGTAGTATGCTCTTACTTGCCAATCTCTTACCCCGTCCAATTGAGATCCCATTGGTGGAGGAATCACTCCTCGTTTAATTAACAATGGAATATATTTGCGATGCCTATTGACAAGTCTTGCAGTTTCTGCTACAGTGTATGCTCGTTCTCTATTTTTTCTAAAGTCAGAACGGAAGCATGTTTCTATTCTATCTTTTGTAATATTATAAACAGAAACCATTCCTGTTGATCTTGAACTATGATAAAGCCTAACTAAATCACCATTAAGAAACCAGATTTTTTTATTTCCAGTAACTACAGGCTGACTATTGTAGTTTTTGCTCTCAAGTTTTCTTGGTTTAAAATCCATCTACCCTCCTTGCTATCTGAAGGTGGGTGAAAAAATTTTCTTGAACCACAACAGATGCAATAAGTCTCAACATGTATCTGGCTAGAATATTGTCTATCAACAAACATCTTGCCATTGCATTTTATGCAATGCATTACCCAATCCCCTTTAGTTTGGAATACCAATAATGATAAGGTGCACTGCTAGAGAAAGATCTCCAGAAGCACCAAATCTAACAATACCTTCTACCCTTGAAGTTGTTACACTTTTTAGGATAACGTTTACATTTTGTCCTGCTGGTGTATTGCCAATATTAACTGCAGTAGCAGAGGCAATCGGTGCATACTTAAAGTCTGACGGGAAATCATAAGAAAATGTTTTTTCGTTACCAGCACTGACTGTAGAGTTATTGGCAACCTCTACGTACCCACCTACAACTCTTGCCTCAGATGTTTTTATACTTTGCTTACCAGCAGAAACAGTATCTACTGTAGTGTAGTTATAGGTTGCAGATGATACCTGTGTTGCAACATCATTTAACGCATCTGCTAACTGATAGATGTATGTAACATCTAGCGGTTGTCCTCGTTCTGGTAGCGGTACTTTAGCCATTATCTCTCCATTATATCATTAAACAGTCTGGTTTAGCAATCTATAAACTTTAAGAAAAGGTGTTCCAGCAGCCCCGTCAGATCTTTCAATTGGAAATCCTGGCAGATAGACCTCAACACTTAGTCTGTTTGGTGGAGATGGCTGAACAATATTATTTATTGTATATTGTGAGGGTATTGGAATAGACAAAGATGTTGTAGACAATCTTTCTTTATATAACCAATCACCAGCATCTCCTCTATCCCATCTCAGCCATATATCATATTGTGATTCTTTTCTAATAAAATATGTATTTGCTCCATCAACCTTATTTAGTGTAACAGAGTCCCAAACTAAACTAGCAATACTTCCTGCTTTATTAAAAACAATACTACCAGAAACAAATGTGTAGTCTGGTTGTACTAAATATATTGGAGACCAGTGAGATGTTCTGTTTTTATCAGAAGAAACAATCCTATATCTTAAGGAGTAGCCCTCTGTAACACTACTTATTGGTGGTAGGTCTGTAGTAGAAAGTTTAAATTTTTTAATTGCCTCATCTGCCATTATGTTACCCCTACAGAAAATCTAAATTCAATATAATTGCTTGTATTTGGTGATTTAATAATCGTTTCAGCGTCTGTATTTTTAACAACAGAATATCCTGTTAGTCCATATAATGGATTTGTTGTTGCAATGTTTTCTAATCTAAGGGCATCTAGTGCAATATAGTAGTCTGCAGATGGCACATCAGAAACTATTGCACAAGCATATATCTTTACTACAGTTACAGCATTCCACGTAAATCCTTGTGTTTGATATAACTCTTGTAGTTGAGTAGATGCTACATAATATCTGTTAGTTTCAAAGTCATATGTTCCACCAGTACCGCTGCCATTTTCTAATTCAATTTCAAATCTTGCAAAT